TAATTTCTATTCTGGAAATGATGCGCCAGTTGGCATAATATTAAAGTCAACTACAATAAATTCAGCCGTTTTAGCAGGTTGAAGGAATATCTGTCCTCGCATTTCATTTCTATCAATTACATCTGGCGTATTATTTGTTTCATCCATTACCACTTTAAATGCATACAAACCTTGTCTTTGCTGTATATTTTCAAAATATGGATTAACAATACTTAAGAATCTGTTTCTAGTTGCTGCTGTATTGTTTTCAAATACCAAGAATTTAGTAGTAGATGCAATAAATTTCTTTGATGCTATTAACAATCTTCGTACATTTACTCTATCTAACGCAGATGATTTCTTTTGTAACGTTTTTTGGCCAAATACAGTAACACCTGCATTAGGGAACGTTGCAATTGGATTCACATTTGATTCATATAATGTGTCTCTATTAGCATGCGTTAATTTTCTCTCTGTTTGAACTGCAATATCAATTCCACCTCTGTTTAAACCAGCTGGTGCAAACCATGGAGCTGCTACTCTATCATTAAATGCATATACTCCTGGTATAACAGTTGATGCAGGAACCCAGACATTTTTACCTAAATCATTATCAGGTATTTTAACCCATGGCCAATATTCAGCAACATAATTAGAATCTCTTGCTTCGGCTTTAGTCGTTGCTTGCGAAATAGTTTGTCCATATTCTACAGGATCAACTACCAAGAAACAATCTCCTCGATCTTCTACCATATTAACTGCTTCTGTTAGTACTGCAGCATGATTTGGATGATTATCAACCAAACCTGGTAATGATAATAAATTGATATCATATTCATCTTGATTTTTCAATAATCGTATTGCATCAATATATGCAGTTCTACCATTTGCATCAACGCCTAAATTATATCCCTGCGTATTTGTATTAGTAATTGTTTCATAAAACTTTTGCGGATGCTGTAAATTACCATTGCTAGCACCAGAGAATGATCCAGAACTCACTGCTGGTAAACTATTTTCCGATCCATCAACTCTTTTATTTCCATTTGCATCTAAATAGTTATATGTAGTTTTTTGTACGGCAACTCTAACATATTTTGATTTGTTAGGAAATGATCCAGATAATTGCAAGAATGGATCTGTTCCACCTGCGCCTCTTAAAGTAGATACTTGATCACCAATTGATTTGGCAACATAATTTGCCGAATTAGGATCTAACGTTAAATTATTGTATTGTTCTAATATTGTTTTTCTGTTACTTGTATCATCACCTCTACGAAGAATTAAATTGAAAGTACCTTTATTCGTATTTTGTGAAGTAATTTCCCATCTAATATTATTTTCAGAACCAGATGCTAATGCATTATTTGTTCCTTCAACTTCTGTATAGCTATTTTGATCAGCTCCATCTGACAATGTTGTTAATGTAAGTACTGGTTCTGCCGTTGATGAATTTGCTCCACCCGCCATTGTAAATTTACTTAACACAGTATTACCAAAATCTGAAGGATCAGCATTTGATGCTGTTGCAAATATGATACCATTTGGTGCTGTACCAGCAGCTGAACCTGACAATCTTAACTCTGCTCCATCAGAGGTTGCATCAATGCCTGTCAATGTTCCATTACCAACTACTGAATCAATCTCAAGTACCAAATTAGATGCTAAATTTGCAATTGCAGCTCCTTTTGCAAAAAATCTAATTGAATCATCTGATGCATCATTATTTGGATTTGTTTGAGCAACAAATGTTACTTCGGTTGTTCCTTGCGTAATTTTAAAAGTTTCATTATCAGCATGAGTTGTTACTGTTAATGAACCAGAAGAAAACTCTATACCAGTATCAACTGCATTATTAACAGTTGCAGTTGCTGGCGACATTGAAGCTCCTACACGCACAACTGTTAAAGTATCTGCATATTTTAAATATTCTTGCGCAGCATAATTAGTTAAATATTTATACGCATCTTCTTGTGCACCTGATCCAGATGAAATTTTTCCTCCAAATATATTAACGAATTCTGAATAACTCGATACTACTGTTGGAATTCCGGTTGGTCCTTTAGATGTTGGACCTACTACTGCTGCGCCAATTGCTTGAACACCAGCTGGTAGAAATGATTGGTCAATTTCTTTTGTAAACACGCCAGGCGATACTATTTTTTCAGCCATTTGTATACTCCTATTTTATAAATCAATTTCTTATAAATATTAGAATTAAATGTCAAACTATCAATTTTCAGGAACAAACTCACCGGTATTTGTATCTACAGTTCCTTTACCATATTTTTCATTTAATTTGGTTACCAATTCAATTTCCTCAGCTTGTATATTTTTAAATTGTAATTGAATTGTTGACTTAAATTCATTAAGTTTTGCAAGTTCTTCATTAACTAATAGTAACTGTAATTCTATTTGTCCTAATTCTATAACAGTTTGTTCATTGGCATCACGTATTTTTGTGATTTTGTCTAATTCTTCTTTTGTAAATTTTTTGTTTTCTGACATAACTTGTTCTCCTGATTTAATATCCGTTTGGTGGCGGATCGCTTATATTAGTATTATCTATTTCATATTCTCCGTTAAATGTGACACGTTTAACCGAGTATTGTTTTTCTATAGTTGATTTACGCAACTCATCAGTCATCAATAATGTTGCTTTGCATGTAAGTGGTAATGTTGCCCTCACAATACGATCTTCACCGCTGGCATTTAATGTTTCAAAAGTATAATCTGATATATAAGTTGGAAACTTCCATGTAGTTCCCCATGCAAAACCACCGGTTGGCATTATTTGTTCTATTAAAGAATTTAATTGTTCTGTATATTCTGTCCATAACAATAATTCATATGCCACATCAATATATTCCGGTACCGCTGATACATAATATTCATTTAACCGTTTTGATCCTTGCTGTACAGAAAATCGGTCATATCTATTTACTTTAGTATGTTTATTTTGCAATATCTGAGCATTTCCTGAAGGATTATTGTTAACGTCTAATTTTTTTAACATATCTCGTTCAGTAATTGAATTACGACGTATACTAATAACAGGCGTCATGATCTTACCTTTACGATCTCTCATATATCCTTTTGCCTGCACTTGTGCCCATTTTTCTCCGTTTGAATACATTATAGGTACATCTATCGTATTTCCGTTTTCAATAACAACTGGATGTACAATATCTCGTAAATATGACATAATGGCCCAATCCACATCTTCAATAGTACATTTTGGTGTTTTGATGATATCATCATCGCGTCGTACTTGATTTGCTCGATTTATATCAGGATTTTGAGAAAAACTACTATACGATTGTTTTATTTCTTTTTTAGCCATTATAAGTTCCTAGGTATGCTATTTGGTTTGTTTACGCCACTACGCACTTCTTGAATATTTAATCGATTTCTTCTTGTCACATGCGCCGTAACTTTGACTCCTACAGATAACCCAAACTCACCTCTATCCCCTTGAATTTGGCCTAAATCTGTGTCTGGATTTCTACCTGTCCAATACTGTGAAGCTCCTACGCCATCAATTTCATAGAATTCGTTATCCCATTCTAATACATCACCTTCTTCTATTATAATATTTCTAGATTTAAGATCATCTCGTAAAAAATTAAATTCTCCTGTTCTAGTAGAATCATATGCATCATCTCCGACGTAAGTTTTTTCCTCTTTTAATGCTAAACAATTAATACGTATAGGAGAATAATATGTTTTACTATCTGATTCATCGTACATATTTGCTTGAGTATCATTTAAACTTAATTTGTAAAATACAATTTCTGTGTCAATAAATCGATTTATTAATTCACGATTAATTGATTTAATTAAACTTGCATCTCTCGCTGAACCAAATAAAGCCATTATTATCCTATATAAATTTTAAGTGGTATTTTATTCATTTGTTGTTGCATTGCATCAGATTCCGCCTGTTTACGTTCTAATTGTGCTTGCCTAGACATTGTATCAAGTGTGTCTTTAAGTTCTGTTATAAGAGCCTCTTTTTCGGTTTGTCCGGCTGATAATAAGTCGCTTCCATTTAATGTTACTTCTGCATTTGGTATTGGAATAGATGAATATTTTCCACGAATAAATCCT